CGAGGGCGTCGGCTGCCACAACCGCCGAAGAGGCAGCCGCAGTGACCCTGACGGCGGGCTGGCCGCCCGCGCAGCCCCGCGTCGCCGGCAAGTTCGACAGGTCCCCCTCCCCCGATGCATAGCCCCGCACTCCCCAGCCTAGGAGGCGAGTGAGAGATGACGGCTCTCCGCATCCTCAACGTCGTCGTCTACGGCATGATGGCGGTGTACATGTTCCCTGGGGCGTGGTCCGCTGTGTTCGGCCGCGACGTGCGCCGAGGCGACCCGATGCGCCTTGCGTGCTTTGCGACCGCCTTTGTCATGCTCGGCTTCAACCTGCGCTGGCTGTTCGCGCCCGATAGCATCTGGATGTGGCAAGCGCTGTACCTGCTGAGCGCGGGTGTGGGCGTCTACATCATCGTGTTGGCGCATGCGTACGGGCGAGGCGGGCGTGTCGGGTAGCGTGCCCGAGTCCGTTACCGTTCACGGCCTAACCTGGACGGGCGCTCTTGTCGGCTTGCTCAACGTCCTCGTCGGCGGTGCGCTGGTCGCGCTGATCCGCAGCTGGCCCACCCTCAAGAAGATCGCGAACGATCGCGAGGAGACGCAATCCAACCGCTACGGCGCGCGGATCACGGCGCTTGAGGAGAAGGCCGAGCGCGCGATGTCAGCGGCTACCCGTGCCCAAATGCAGATGACCTACGTGACCGCGGCGCTGGGCATGGTGAGCGCAGAGCTCGAGCGCAAAGATCCCGGCAACCCCGTCATCAAGTCGGCGCGCGACCTGGTGGCTCAGGCCACGCACGAGGAGCCGCCATTCGGCGAGATGGTGCGGAAGCTTGGCGCCGAAAGAGGAGTAGGAGAATGACCGACCTGGCGACCATTCAGCGCCGCGTGGGCGTGACCCCCGACGGCAAGTGGGGCCCGAACACCGCGGCGGCGATCCTGCGCGCGCTAGGCCCCCTCCCGCCCAAGCAGCTGTCCAACCCCGAGGCATTCTTCGCCCGCGCTCGTCCGCTGTTCGGCGGCAAGCTCGAGCCCTCCCAAGTCGTCGGCATCAACGCCAAGCTGAAAGCGATGGGCGCCGCGGCATGGCCGATCGCCTACGCGGCCTACGGGCTGGCGACCTCGTTCTGGGAGACGGCCAAGAACATGTCGCCGGTCGTGGAGGCGTACTGGAAGGACGAGGCGTGGCGGAAGGCGAACCTGCGCTACTACCCTTGGCACGGCCGTGGTGACGTTCAGACGACGTGGGAGCGCAACTACCGCCGCGCCGATGCCGAGCTGGGGCTAGGCGGGTCGCTCGTCGCCAATCCCGATCGGATGCTCGAACCCGCGATTAGCGCCGACACGATGGTGCGAGGGATGCAGGAGGGCTGGTTCACCAACAAGAGCCTATCCGACTACCTTCCCGCGACGGGCTTCGCTGACAAGGCCGCATTCGCTCAGGCTCGGCGGATCATCAACGGCACCGACAAGGCCGATGAGATCGCGGCAATCGCAATGACTTGGCAGCAGGCGCTGGCAGACGGAGGGTGGGCGTGAACAAGGACCGCCGCGCGCTCCTCTGGCTGGCAGGGCTGGCGTTGGTGATCCTCGGCGGGATTGCATATGGCGCGCTCGACACCCGCGTGCCGAACGACAGTCAGACCCTGCTCGGCGCCATTGCGGCCGGCCTTCTGCTGTTCGCCCGCGACATCGTGACCACGATCCGAGCCGCTTGGACCGACGAGCGAACGGGCGACCTCACCAGCCACCTCGCCAAGTCCGCGCCGACCCCGGATCAGGTCGACAAAACGACGGTGGAGGGCGGCGTATGATCCCCACCTTCCTCCTCTCCCTCGTCGCCCGCACCGGCATCCCCGCCCGCTTCCAACGCGCCGCCTCGTGGCTGGTCATGGTCGCCTTCGCCGCGATCGTCGTGGCGCTCCTGATCGGCGCCTTCCACGTGTGGCTGAGCAAGCAGCGCACCGAAGCCGTCCAGGGCGACCGCGCCCTCTCCGCGGCCGAAGCCAACACCATCGCCGCCCGCGCCGAGGCCATCGCCAGCGCCAACATGGTCGAGCAGGTCCGCAACGACACGATCAACGACGAGGAGCTACACCATGAAGTCCGCAAGGGGGATGACCGCGCTGTCGGTCCTGGCACTATCGCTGTGCTCGACCGGCTGCGCCAGCAGCAAGCCTCGGGTCGTCGTGGTGAAGCCGCCCGTTGAGCGCCTGACGTGTCGTGCCGAACCGGCTGTTCCGGCGACATACACCGACGCTAGCGTGGCAGGGTATATCGCGGACCTGGCGAGTGCGGGGCAGGACTGTCGAACGGCGCTGGGATGGGTGCGGGATTGGGCGGCGGGGCTTTAATGAGGCCGCTGAACAGCTAGTCCTTGGGCAGGCCCCATGCGCGTTTGATCGCTTGCCGCTGCTCTTCGGTCGGCGTAATCGGTCGAAGGTTTCGGTCTACGAAGTTGATACCGTCCTTTGTCAGGCACGCAGCCTTGTGGTCGTCCGTCTCAAACCCTGCCCAAGCCGAACCTGGCGGATGAATCCTGAACACCATCTCTCTCCTCTCAATCGCGTGTAGGGGTGTTAGCCGCGCGCAATAGGTGGAGTAGGATCAAAGCCCTCTAGCCACGACCGCCGCGCCGGGTTCCACCAAGGATATGGGCAGTCCTCGCGAGTACGCCCTCTCAGCCGCGCCCATCGGCCCGCCTTGTAAGCTGATTCCTCGGTCATCGCCCCTCCTCCCCGCGCATCACGCTTCTACCGGCGGTTCGGGGGTGGCGGCGAGCATCCTTTCCCAGACGCGGACGATCGCCTCATCGTCGACCGGCTTCCCGATACCGAAAGTCGCAGCGCTCTCGCCTTGCCCCTCATCGAGTCGGTTGGGATTAGGGGCACCAGCTTCCACCCAACTGGCACGGCGTAACCGCCCTCTCGTCTCTCGTCTGTCATGGCCGGCTCTCCACGGGAGGGGTGGCGGCACGACGGTACGCAGCGGCCATACTTTCCACGCTCGGCCCCATCGGTTCGCCGCGACCCTTTTGCCAGTTCTCTACGAGTCCCGCAGCCCGGTTAAAGGCAACCACCTCGTAATGGCCAGACAGCATATCGGATAGAGCCTCGCCCGCGCCGCTCCCAACGGCGCGTTGGCCCTTCAGTATCGCTTGCATTGCCATAAAGCGAAACGCGTCGCTCAGATCGGCCAGCGCCAGTAGCTCGCCGTTCTTGTCCTCTGTCATGGGGGTAGGTCTCCGGGGTTAGAGGGTGACTATGGCCGGACGATGCCTTCGGCCCGCGCTACCCATGAACGGAGCCGCTACGCGTCTCCGCCCTCCGGGTGGGTATCGCTATCGCGGGGCACGCGGTCCGCGTACCGATAACAGACCAGCTTAGCGATTTCGTATTCGTACCAAGCGCAGTTGATCGGAGAGACTCTCGAACACGCCTGGAGCACGTCTTCAATCTGCTGGTTCGAAAACGACCAAAATCGCTCGTCGAGTGCAACCAGAAGTTTGCCTAGCAGCTTCTTATCGCCGCGGCTGAGCCATCGCGGCTTACCTTCGTATCGCCCCGGCTCAAAGCGCAAGGGATCGTAACCCGGCAGGGCGGAGACGGCTTGTCCGGCTCCGGCGACGAAGTCGCTAGAGCCCGGTGCCGAAGGCATGCGCTCGGTATCGTTCGTCATCGTTCTACCTTCCTTAGGCTAAGTGAGGGGGAGTGGGGTGGGCGCGTTTTGCGCCAGGCTGCGGAACCCAGCCAAGGCTGGTCGCCTCGCGAAGCCAAGCACGACCGGTGCGGACGCGGCTGACCAAATCGTCTCCAACCGGGAGACGGCGCGCGATGTCTCGGTTACTCTCGCCACGGCGGAAGCCCTCGATGATCTCGCGGATATGGCCGAGTGCCAGACGGGCGTTGCCGTTGTTGGCGCCAGTTTGGTCCCCGGTACGGCACCGTCCGCGCTCGACCTTATCGCGCATGTTGTCGGCGTGTGTCCCCAGCTCCAGATGCGCGGGGTTGCAACAGGTGGGATTGTCGCAACGATGGCGGACGAGCAGCGACCCTGGCTCCGCGTCGTTGGCAATTGTCCATGCGACACGGTGCGCCGCAACCGACATGCCGGCGACCTTCAGTCGACCATAGCCGCGTCGATCCCGGCCCGCCGTCCACGGCCAGCACTCACTTTCACCACGTCGAGCGACTTTCGATGCAAAGGCTTCCGCCACACTCGCATCTCGCACCGAACCAAGAAGCGGGCGGTAAGCTTTCGGATCAGCAGGGGGTATTCTGGGGGGCATAATCAGGAACGCCGAAGCTGTCAGCAGGTTCTCTGTTCGGTAGATGCCGGGCCCACCACTGTCAACTCTCAATATTGTTCATACAGGTGCAGAACGACTCAACCGTTTCGGCTTCACGCCCGGTTTGGCTCTCATCTGTTCTCACACGGCACCCGCACAGCGCGGCTTGCATGGGGTAACGCCAGGGGGTACCGCTGCGGGGGTAACGGAGCGATACCCCCATATGCCCCTGACGGTGACCGCGGCGCGCAACGCGAAGCCTGGCGCAAAGCCGTACAAGCTCGCTGACGAAAAGGGCCTCTACCTGTTCGTGACGCCAAGCGGGAACAAGTCGTGGCGGCTGAAATATCGATTCGGCGGCAAGGAGAAGACTGCCACGTTCGGCATGTTCCCCGACGTGACGCTGGCGGAAGCCCGCGAGAAGCGCGACGCGGCCAAGGCGCATCTTCGCGCGAACCGCGATCCTATGGTTGAAAGTGGTCGAGAGAAGCGCGCGGCGATCATGTCGGCCGGCACGACGTTCAAAGCGACGGCCTTGGACTGGCACGAGGCCGAGTCCCCCCGCTGGTCTCCTCGGCACGCTATGGTCGTCATGAACGCCCTGGAGCGCGACGTATTCCCCGAAATCGGCAAGATGCCGATCGCCGACGTCGACGGTCCTACCGTCCTGAAGGCTCTTCGCAAGATCGAGCGGCGCGGCGCGATCGAAACCGCGAAACGTGTCAGGGGGTATATCTCGGGGGTATTCACGCGCGCCGAGGGCGAGCATCTGGTCACCGGTGACCCGACCGCTAAGCTCCTTAGCGCGCTCAAAAAGACGCCCAAGGGGGCAAAACAGCCAGCCCTGACCACCCTGCCCGAGCTGTGGACGCTGCAACGGGTAGTCGACGGCTCCAGCTCCACGCCGATGGTGAAGCTGGCCTCCCGTCTTCTCGCCCTGACAGCGTTGCGGGTCGGCGTCCTTCGTACCGCCGAATGGAAGGAGTTTCACGGTATCGCGTGGGATGACCCCGATGCGGCCTCTCCCGAAGCCGTGTGGCGCATCCCGGCCGACAAGATGAAGCTCGACGTTGAGAATAAGGGCGACGAGGCGTTTGACCACGATGTGCCGCTGCCTCCCGAGGCGGTCGCCGTCCTCCGTCAGCTTTACCGGATCACCGGGCGTAGCCGGCTGCTGTTTCCCGGCCATCATTCGGCCCGTGTGCCGATGAGCGATGCCGCGATCAGCACGGTCTATAAGCGTGTCGATGGCGGGCGATACAAGGGGAAGCACGTCCCCCACGGCTGGCGCTCGTCCTTCTCCACGATCATGAACGAGTGGGCGTTGGAGCACGGCAAGGAAGGCGACCGGCTGCTGATTGACCTCATGCTTGCCCACAAACCCAAGGGTGTGTCCGGCTCTGAGTTTGCGTACATGCGCGCGAAGTTCGATGCCCGGCGCCGGTTTTTGGCCGGCGTATGGGCCGAGATGATAACCCGCGAGATTGACCCGCCCGAGAGGCTGACTCGCGATCACGCCTTGTAGTCGAGCGGGTTTTCTATGAACCGGTCGATGTCGCTCCCGTACCAGGCGACCGACTTCGGCCCGAGGCGCACCTTACGCGGGAAGGTCCCGGCATCGACACGGCGATAGATGGTGGCGGTGGAAAGCCCGGTGCGCTGGCGAACCTCGCGCATCCTCAACAGGCTATCTCCGCGACGGTCAGCAGCGGCACTCATCGACAATCTCCCATCCGATACCTGATCCAGTAGCTCTCCCACCGCACAGCCCCGCCGGCGGCAATGACCGCGCACGACAGCGACCGACCATCGGGAAGCTGGCACCTGGCGACGACGCGATCCCACGACCGGTCGACCGAACGGCACGCCAGCCGCTGCCCCGCGACAAGCCGCGCCATAATCGCCTTCGACCGGGCGGCACGGGCATCGTCGCACACGTATTCCCGCCGGCGCGCGGCCGGGCGCTTGCACGGTGCCGACTTACGCCGATCGGGCGCGTTGACCCCGGCGAGCCTGATCCTCCGCCCATCGGCACAGCGAAAGGTATCCCCATCGGTGACGTGGGAGACGACGCAGGTGAAGGGGGCGTCAGCGGGCATGGGGAGCGTCCGGGTTGGCGGCACGCAGAGCAAGGCCAATCCAAAGAGGGCCGACCATAACTCCAACGCCTTTCGTATCACCCCGGATGACTTCGAGACCGACCGCGAACACAGTCGGCGCGATGGCGAGCACGATGCCAGCCGTATGCTTGCCGCGCGTGATCCAGAAATGCTGGGCTCGCCAAGTTGCGGGCGTAATCAGGTTGACCTCAACCATGCCTCTTCCCCTCGTCGGGACTCGGCACGAGGGCGGCGAGAACAGCCGTCGCGCGCGCCTTGTTGCGCCGCTCGGCAATCAGGCGATAGCCGTCGTCGCGATCGTCGAACTCGACCGGTTCGAAGCCGTCCATGAACAGCGTGTGCGTCTCCTCGCCGTCGACCAGCCGCGTCAGATTGAAGCTGTAGCGGAAGTCCTCGTCCGCTTTCGCGATAGCCGCAGTGATGGCCTCCTCCCGCACGCTCGTGGAAGGCGCGGCGGCGAGAGGCGAGTGCTTCGGCTTGGCGGCTTGCTTCGCGCGGATCGCCTCGACCTTGTCCCAGATGCGATGGAGTTCGACCCATCCGGCGGCGTGCATGTCGGCGTCGTTCGCGAGGCACAGGGCGGCGAGCGTCACCATAACCCCGCCGACTTCCTGATGCAGCTCGCCGACCGGACGACCGTACACGTAGTCGACCAGCTGATGCGCCTCGCTCGCGGTGCAACCACACGCTTGGACGAGTTCAAGCGCCTCCTCCAGAAAGCGGTGGTTCCGCTCTTCGCGGTCGCCAGCGATCATCTCGCCGAAGCACGCCATCAGCCAGGGTTGGACGCGCGCCTGAAAGGTCACGCTCTCGCTACCTTGGGTCATGCGGTTGGCTCCGTTGCGAGGAGGTGGGCGCGGACGGCAAGGCCGCGTGCGTGCCACTGCAGTTTGAGGCGGGTCCAAGGACGTCTGCACGACTGGTCATTGTATCCGTCGATGAACGCCAAGCGGTTGGCATCGCTTTCAGCGCAAGCGAGAACCGTCTCAATCCACGCGCTCCGCTGCGCCTTGGTCAGACCGCCCGCGATCTCTTTCACATCAACCGACATTGGACGCCTCCTGCGAGGGGGTTTCGAGGGCGCGGATGGCGGCGAGACCGATCGGCTGACCTAGAATGCCAAGGCCAGCGCGAGCTGCGCGAGAGAGCGCCAACGCCGCGCGATCACCGGCCGCCCACAGCGTCGTTCCATTGGAGGGCGAAACACCCTCGGATCCGTCCGGTCGAAGGAACCGTATCTTACGGGTGAACAGCACCCGATCGGCGCGGACCCAAGCGCTCCAGAACCACGGCGCCGACGTCCGGTCGGGCGTGAGCGCGATGCCGTTCCCGTGCTCGAAGAACCGGTCAAGCCAGGGGCCGAGCGCGTTGCGACCGCCAAACGGCGGGTTCATCCAGATGAAACCACGCCAGTCTTGGCCCAGGCCGCCAGCCCCGCCAGCGGTCAGCCACCGTGTCGCGGGAACATGGCACGTCGCATCGCCCGGATGGGCGACGTCAATGTCGAAGTGCTCGCCGAGCGCATTGAAGACGTAGGCTGGCGTATACCATTCATCAGACGCGCCTGGCGTCTCCCAGCGGCTCACTTTCCGCTCTCCCGCATCTCCGCAACAGCGGCTTCCACGAGAGCGGGGGCGCGATCGTCGGCGTTCTCGCGGGCGCTGAAGGCAAGCATGGCAGCGATGACTTCTCCGCCAGAGAATCTTTCGAGATCATTTGGGCCATGATTCCGGATGATCGACGCGAATGTATGCCGCCCCGGCCCGTCAATGACGGTCGCCAGCACCTCGCGCGCCAGCACCTCCCGCCCCTCTCCGCCCGCGTTCGATGGTGGGGTCATGCGGCGAGCCTTTCGTCCGCGAGTATTGCTCGACCGATTGCCTCCGGTATTTGAGGGACGAGCCCGTTTCTGAGGGTGTCTATGCGGTCCACCCGATAGGCAGACCCATCATCCACTCCTCGAAACTCGCGCAACGCACTTTTCCAATCTCTGTCCCACGGAACGGATTGCTGCTCCCGCCCCATTCGTCCAACCGACCGCAGGTATGGTTCTTGCCACCGTTCACCCCGCTCGGGGTAGGCAACAAACCATATCCTGTCGCGCCAGTGCGGCGCACCGACGTGGGCAGCCGGTATGCAATCCCATTCCGCATCAAGCCCGTTCGCGGCCAGATCCCCGAGAACCTTTCCCATCCCTCGACGGAGCAGGTTCGCCACGTTCTCCAGCAAGACGAAGCGTGGTCGTACCAGGCGAATGGCTCGCACAACCTCCCGCCAGAGTCCGCTACGCTCTCCGGCAAGTCCGGCACCCTTCCCCGCGACACTGAGGTCTTGGCAAGGAAAGCCAGCGGAAATGACATCTGCATCGGGGTACTCCGCGGAAGAAACATCTCCCAAGTTGGGAATTTCGGGCCACCACTTCTTCAGGATGCTCGACGGGTAAGGTGCGACCTCGGCAAAGGCGACTGTCTGGAAGCCTCCTGTCCGCTCAAGCCCGAGAGAGAAAGCGCCAACGCCACTGAACAAATCGAGCACGCGATATGGTGCCCCCCTCACTTCGACACCTGCGCGGCATTGCTCGCGGACAGGGCGGCGCGAACCTCTTTCGGCCACATAGGCTCGCCGTGCTCGTCCTCCGGCATCGCAGCGCGAACGATGTTCATCAGCGTGCCGCCGAGATCACCGTCGTATTCCTCGGTGCCGTCGCAGGGCGTCCAGTCGTCGACCTTCAGCTCTTTTGCGAGCAGCTCAACCGCGTACTGGACGCCACTATCGAAGACGCCAGCGAACGGGCTGTCGTATTCAGGCAGCGGACCGTTGTGGTTCGACCAAGGCTCTAGCGCTTCCCGCATACGCTCGACCTCCCCCGCCTCCTTCACGATCGCCGGGGAGGGAGATGGGCCAAAGACGATACCGGGGTTACAGCCCACCGTCGCCAGCTCTCGCCGCAAGGCCGATTGCTCGGCCGCGGGCAGAGCGGCAAACAGAGCGGCGTCACGCGCGATCTGATCGCGAAGCCCTATCCCGCTATCGGGTGAAGCATCGGGCGAAGGGGTGGTGGCGACCGGCGTGTAGGCAACAACGTCGACTTGGCTTGGCTGAAACCCATTCTCAGGGTAGCCGACCTGCCAATCCTCGTTCTCAAGTAGGCTTGCTGGCTCAATATCGCCGCAACGCAGCTTAACAGGGCCGCCATTCCAATCGGCTGGCGGACCATCACCGCCAGCCCAAGGCTTCATGCCCGCCGGCACCCCCTCCCCGCCCGAACGCGTGGTGGACCCCGCATCGGAAGGAGGGGTGAGGGCTGTAGCAGCTTCGGACAGCAGCCTGCGGACCTGCATTGGCATGTAGACGTAGGTGACAGCCGCTCGAATACGCTCGGCAAGCCCCTCCCCCGCACTGTACGAGTTGAGACGACGGTCCGGATGGTTGATGACATCCTCGATCCACGCACCAGCTTGCGGCTCTTCGTCTGCGTTCTCCCAGCCAAGCCCGTATGCGCGCCGTTGCTGCCAGCGCCCCTTCTTGCCGCGCTTAACCTCTTGGCTGGTCGGCTTGTACGGGGTCCACTTCATCGGGACGTGCTGGCGAGCGTAGAAGACACGATCCTTCGGCGGCTCAGCCGGCTGTAGCGGCGCAAGCGCAAGCATTTCTGCCATGAGCGCCTGGGTGATCGCCTCGGGGGCGGTGTCGGGGGTCATGCTGCCTCTCCATTGCGGCGGCGAGCCTCGTCCAGAAGCTCGTCCATGGTGCATCCAATCCAGGTCGACAGGACGTTCGCGCAGCGATCGGTCCAGTGCGCCCGCTCGTTCTCGGTCATGTCGCGATTGCTCGTGGAGCGGGGCTTGAAGACCTCCGTTCCGCTTGGCGTGTGGAACGTTGTTCCCAGCTTCAATCGGCGCTTCAGCTCGTCGTGGAGCAGATCGCTATCCCACGGCTGCTCGGTCATATCGGTCAGCGCATCGGCGGCGGCACTGAGCATCACCCAGTAAAAAGCCCGCCGGCGCTGGTTCGCGCCACTCTTCTTGATCTCGATCCGGCACTGGATGCCGTTGACCGCCTTCATGGCTTCTCGGGCGGCATCGTTGATGGGTGTCAGCGATCCGAACCGGCCGATGGCGAGTAGGGGCGCGCTATCCATTGCGCGACTCCCATGCGGCGCCCATCGGGGTACGAAGCCAGGCGAGCCAATACGCCGTCACCACGTCACGACCGTCAAAGCCGTACTTGGTCTGGAACTTCGGCCAGCCGAGCACGTCAGTCTGTTCCGCGTGGGCGCCGTCGCACAGCGGCATCGCGGCGCTGTCGCTGACTTTGGTTCCCATGCCCTTGTTGCCCCAAGGGTCGAAGTGACAGGCGCGAACCTTGCCCGAGCACTCATGCTTCACGGCGTGAAGGTTGAGCAGGAAGCACGGGCGTTTCCGGAGCCAAGCAAGGAACGGCTCGCACCGCTTCCATGCGTCAGCGCGGTGGCTGTTCTGCTTCCGGGGCTTGGTGGCGGCGCGGGCGAGCATCACGCAGCCTTCCGATAGCGCGTGTTGAGGTCCGTTACGGTCGCCTCAACCTCGGCAAGGAAGTTGGTCACCTCCTCCTCGATCTTGGCGACCAGCTCGTCGTCCCGCTCGACACGGCGGACATGCAACTGCATCTCGACGGGCATCCGCGGGTCGTAGGACACGAAGTCGCACCACTGGCGCCCGGTGCACGCCATCTGAAACTGCATCTGCCTGACGTACTTGTCGTCGATCGGCGCGCCGGTGAGCGTGGCGATATGCGTAGCGGTGTTGGGGCACTTGATCTCGACCAGCCCGTCGTTGCCAACAAGGCCGTCCGGAGACGCACCCGCCATCGCGATCGTCGGATGCTCGGCAAAGCCGACTTCCACGACCGTCACGCCGCATTCGAACTCGTAACAGGCGCGCGCGTCGGGCTCTTTATCGGTCCCCCACTGCATCGCCGCGTTGGTGAAGCCAGGCTCGGCCGTGCCGGTCAGCCGCTCGACAACGAGCTGGGCGAGGTAGTTACCGCGATCGGCACCATAGCCGGTCTTAGTACGGGCCATGACCTTGCTGATGCAGCTGGCGGTCACCTTCCCCGCGCGGGCGGCGAACCATTCAGTTGAACGCTGGTCCATCACGCGGCCTTCCGCTGCGAAGCCTGGCCTTTGTCCGCCAGCTTCTTGTTCAGCATCGCCGTCGCCTTGTCGTAGTCGCGAGCGAGAAGGTCGGGTAGCGCCTCGATCTTGAAGAAGGTGCAGAAGCCGCGCGTATCCGCCCCGCTTTGCTCGAGCAGGGTCATAAGGATGTTGCGCTGGTCGTCGCTGATGACCGGCCCCGCCGCTTCGCGAGCGAACTCCTCGGCCAAACCGGCGACGTATTTGTTGTCGTCGAACTTGCCGAGGAATACGTCGGCGTTGAAGCCAAGCTGCGACAGGCCCTTGGTCAGGCCGTCCGTGCTGGCCTTCTTGGGCGCGTCGCTGTCGAGCCGCCCCTTGCTGTCGATCAACTCGGCCGAGCCGTACAGCGGGCCGAAGGTGTTGGCGCGGTCCCCGTGCCAGATGGTCACCGGCACCACGACCAGCTTGTCGCCCATCAGCACGGCGTCACCGTTGATGTAGCCCCAGCCCTCGCCCACCGGGCCGAACTGCTCGGTGGCCTTCATGATCTGGTAGTGCGCGCTGATCGCGGTGAACCCGCCGCGCTGGTTCACCTTCTTGGTGTGTGTCGGGTCGGTCTTCTGGACGGCGTTCCAGATGCGGAGATTGTCGCTCACGAGAAGGCCTTTCCGAAGAAGATGGTGGCGACGAGCAGGACGATCGCCAGCGTGCCGATCAGCTCCCACCGACCGACCTTGGCGCAGGGGGCGTCCTTCGCGGCGTCGTAGGTCGCCATGAAACGCTCCCGGCTGGCGAGATCGCGGGTGACCAGCACATGACGGCGGGCGTCTCCGTGAAGGTCGGAAATGCGGGGCGGCGCGTTCTTGCGCGGGTCCGCTGCGATGGACTGGTTCATCGGGGTTGCTCCTCGGCTGCCCAGCGGCGCTGCTGCTCGGCGTTGAGACGGGCCATGCCGTGGTCGATTGCGGCGTGGCAGCGGGCACGCTCGACCTCGCGCTCGGCCTCAAACGGCCGGTGGTCGTCGAAGTAAGCGTTGATCGTGTCGAAGCTGGCGACAGCGTGCATCGCGTCGACCTCGGCGGCGATCTGGCTTGCGGACATCGGCGCGCCGAAGATCGTGGCGAACTGCTCGCTGATCGTCTTCAAAGCGGCCTCCCGAAGTGAGGCGCGGCGCGGAAATACATCGCGTCGTCAGCCGGGTTGCGGTCGTCGGCGAAGTCATCGAGCGTGTCGGCAAGGCTGCTCCACGTGCGCGGGTGCCTGGCGTAGAAGTCGCGCTCGAATGCGGCGAAGCTGGCGTCGATCGGATGCGGGGTTGCCAGCGCATCCCGATCGGCGCGTGTCTGTGTGGAGGTCATGCGGGCACCACAGAACGCTTGGCGCGTTCAACCAGCATAGCGTCGGCCGCATCGTATATAAGCGCCGCGCACTGGCCGAAAATCGAGGCACGCTCTTCAGCGTCTAGCTGGCCCAGATTATTGCCAGACCCGATGACGTGCCCAAATGCCTGAGCAGCGAAGTAGTCGCGCAGGGTCATGCCCGCTTCCGGATTATGATCGCCGGGCGCGGATGCTTCGCGGAGTTGCGACGGAAAAGCTGCTGGATCGCTCATCGAAACCTCCAGAGCAGAGCGTCAGAGACGCAGTATTGGGGAGGATCGGGATGCGCCCGACCCGGTGGGGTTAGGCGGACAGGGCGTCGCGGATAGCACCGGTCACGTCACCGTAGCTCTCGGCCACAGCAAACGCACCTTCCTCACCATCGCCGACACTCACATGAGTCCCAACGATCTCGTAAATCTCGCGAATTGGCCCATTCATCGGGCTTCCGTCTTCGTTCTTCCGCCGAACACGACGAGGATGAACGCTACGGATCAGAGTAGCGTTGACGAAAATCGGAAGGCCGTCGAAGCTGCCCAGGTCAGCGAGGTTCAACGCGATGAACGGAGCGCTCATGCCGCTTCTGCCAGCGCAACGTCGGGCAGCTTGTCGCACCCGACGATCTCAGGCGCACGATTGGCAGCAGCCTTGCTGAGCGCGTCCATCAACGCCAGCTGGATGCTGACATCGCTGTGGCCCGACGAGCAGCCGATGCCGTCGCGAGCGTGACCGCTATAATGCACAGTGGCCGTGCGAACGATGCGGGTGCCGACCGGCATCCGCCCAACGGCAATGTTGGTCAGGTCGTTGTCAGCGGCGATCTTATCGAGCGCATCTTCGAGGGACTGGGCCATCGTTCATCTCCAAACCGCGGCGAACCGCTGGGTGTGGAGAGAGGTATAGGCAGACGTGCCTACACGGTCAATGCCTTTTTATGCAGGGATGCCTATTTATTGGCCGTACACCCGATCGACCACGATGTTGTGCTTGGCAGCGAGGTCATCGATCCCCTTGGCCAGCGACTGGTCAACCGATCGGCGGGTGCGCTCTTCCGCCTCCATCTCGCCAGTGGTCTTCGATTTGAGATCCGCCAGCTCGGTTTCGAGATCGGACACACGGTCCTCTAGCTCCGCCACCCGCGCCAAAGCGGTGCGAGCATTCGCGTCAGCGACGTCGGCATCCTCTTTCGTCGCGACCTTATCACAGCCAGCCAGCGCGAGCGCCGCCAGCAGCAACAGTCTAGTCACGACAGCAGCTCAGACCACGGTATCACGCGATCGATCCGCACAATCTCGTCGGTGCGGACCTGGAACCGGATGGCCGGCGTATACTGCTCCAACTCGATGTATGATGCAGTTCGACGGACCAACCGTTTGACCAGCACGGCACGGGCGGCCTCCCCGTTGTCCTCTTCGGGATCATGGGGGCGGAGATAGACGACCACGTCTTCGGTCGGGCGCACTTGCCCGCGCGGATCGACGACGATCATCTCGCCGTCCATATGCCGCGGCTCCATTGACGACCCCGAGACGACCAGGCCGTAAGCTTCCGTGCGTTCGTTCAGGAGGGTTGGGCGCTTCACGTACATGACGACTTCGGAGCGGTTCAGCGTCGTCTGCTCGACCGCCTCACCGTCCACCTTACGCTCCGATCCCAACGCCGTGCCATAGACAGGAAGGTTCGGGCGCATCCGGTCGAATGACGGTCCCTCCAGCTTGACGATCGTGCCGTTCAGCGCCGGGCGATCAACGAACCCGGGGAATTCGGGAAACTGCTCGCGTAGCGCATCCATGGTCTCGCGCGCCATTCGATGGACGGCGCTACCCTTCGCGAACCGATTGATCGTCGTGTTGGGCTTGCCGATCGCCTTGGCGACACGGTTCGCGTTTGTCCCCGTCCACGCGATCAGATCACGCACGAGCTGAATATCATCTTCGACGCCGGCCATGTGTAAGAACATGGCAGGGGTGCCTATTTTTGTCGCTAAGCAGTTCTGCCCTTGCATCTAGGCACGCCTGCCTACATAATGCCTAGCCATGGAGCAGGTAGACCCACTCAGCGCGTTCTTCGCTACGGCGAAGCGGCATCGCATCCCAATGGCCGCGATCTGCGATCGGGCCAAGGTGGACCCGACAACGCCATCGAGGTGGAAGCGTGGCAAGAACGGCGCAACGGTCGAGACGCTGACGGCGCTCAACGGCGCACTGTCGAGCATCATCGCTGAACAGTCCGCGGCGGCATAGCGTGACCCCGCTCGGCCTCGCCTTCCTCGGCCTCGCAATCGGTCCCTGCCTCGCGCTGCTGATCGGCCGCGCTCTTCCGCCCCGCGAGAACAACGTCCGTGGCGGCGTCCCCCTTCCCTGCCTCGCCGGCCAACACCCGCACCAGCACCCCCACCGCAACGGTGCGGAAGGCGCGAATGGGGTCGGGGTCGATCAGGTTCATGCCCACCCTAATCTCTCAACCGAGGCTCAGCATCATGGTTGACGCAACTACGATCGTGCGAGAGCGCCAATTGGCGATCCGCCGCGAGATGGATCGGCGCGGGATTAGTCTTAAGGCGGTGTCGCTCGACAGCGGCATCCCCTACGCCACGGTCGTCTCCTACTTTCCCGGCGAGCGTGATCGCCAGCCCGCGGCCATCGGTGGCCCGGCGCTCTACTGTTTGGCGCTGTCCGGCGCGTTGCCCCTCGACCTGCTGTCGCTGGTCATGCCCGATGGCTTCCAGATCGTCCGCCTCCCCGAGGAGATCGATCATGACGAGTTCGAAGCCCTGTGCCGCGACTACGCGGACACCAAGGCTAAGGCGCACCGGCCCGATAGCGAGGCTGGTCGCGAGATCGGTCCGAACGAGAAGGCGCTTCTAGACGGCAAGGTCGTCGCGCTGAGGGCGGCGTGATGCGTCGCGCGCCCGGCAGCTACGACGGCCTTACGTTCCAACAGGCCGAGCTCCTGTCGCTTCTTCGCAAGCGTCGCGGGAACACGCCATCGTTTCAAGAAATGGCGGACGCCTTGGAGCTGAACTCCAAATCCGGTGTGCACCGGATGGTCCGCGCGCTTGAGGAGCGAGGCTACGTCCGGCGTCTTGAAAACCGCGCCCGGGCCATTGAGGTTTTCGACGAGCGCCGCCCTCCGCTGATGCGGGTATTCGAATACGACCTATCAGGCGTGCCCGTCGAGGTTCTGGTTCAAGAGCTTAGCCGGCGGATGCCGCGGGCGGTGCAGGCATGACGCGTACGTGCAGCAGCTGCCCTAAGGAGCTGGGACGCCGCAATCGCTCGGGGTTGTGCCGTTCGTGCCACTTCACGCTTGTTGTCCTCAATCCTGACACTGAGGCGGAGCGGATGAAGCGGCTCCGGGAGGCTAAGCGCACACCTGAATCGCGCGCGCGTGCCAGTGCTGCTGCCATCGCCTTCAACGCATCGCGTGCTGCCGATCCGGCGTGGCGCGCTCACAAGGTCGCCGCTGCTCACAAGATGCGGCTGACGCCAGTGTCGAAAGACGTTCGTAAACGGGCTGCCCGCAAGTGCGCCGACACGCGCTTGGCGTGGTGCCCGGCAGAGTACCGCGAGCTTAACGACACTCTGTATCGGAAAGGCGTGCTGCTCGCGGAGCGAAAGCAGATGATCGCGACTGAGATGCTTCGCGACGCGCACCGCCGCGAGATGGCGGCCCTAGCAGCAGAGCGCGCCCGCCGAAGTGCGATGTCGCCGTTCGAGCGCCAGGAGGAACGCCTTCGCAACGGCGCGTCAGTCGTCACCAAGTTCACCCCCCGCCGGGCTGACCCCTCCTACACCCTCGGCGGTGTCGTGGGAGCAATCGCATGACCGACATCGACACCGCGCTCGCCCGTCGCAAGGCCGCGCGCCTCGACCGCTCCAATCACCCCTCCCAACGCTTCGCTTGGGCCACCCCCAAGCTCAACCAGCTCCGTCGTGAGATGGTTATGGCGCCGGAGCGGTTCTGATGGCCGTAGCGCCGCCTACCGAACGCGAGGTGCAACGCGGCATCCTCGCGCTGTGCGGCCGGGTATTCCCGTCCGCAATCATCGCGCACGTGCCCAACGGCTCGCACCTGAGCGGCGGGGAGGCGGCGCGGTGCCGCCAGATGGGCGCACTGAAGGGCGACGGCCTGAAGGTCGGCTTTCCCGACCTGATCGTCATCTGGAACTACGGCGTCGGCTTTCTTGAGGTCAAGCGCCCCAAGCTCGGCCGCACCTCCGACGTACAGCACGCCATGCATGATGCCCTTCGCGAGCGCGGGCAGCGCATCGCCGTCGTGACCAGCGCCGAAGAGGCTCAGGCCGTCATGGGCGAATGGGGCGTGCCGGCGATCACCGATCGGAAGGTCGGATGAGCGTCCGGCTCATGTCCGCGATCTGGGACATGGACTTCTCGCCCGTCGAGAAGCTGGTCCTGCTCGCCCTCGCGGATTGGGCCAATGACGACGGGGTCGCATGGCCGTCGATCGTGCAGCTCGCGAAGAAGACGGGATGCGGCGAGCGGACGGTGCAGCGGACCCTGCGCCAAGCCGAGATCAATGGCCTTCTCGTCCGCAAAGAAGTGACCGGCAAGGGGTGCAGTTATCGCATCGACCCCCGCCACGCTGGCACCCCCGCCACAAAGTCACCGGTGCCAGAGAGTGCGCCGACCCCCGCCACGCTGGCACCCAATACACCAGTACACACCATACCTCAGAAGACTGCGTCTTCTTCGAGAAAACGCGCGACGGGTTTGCCCGCGAATTTCCATCCCGTGATGTCTGGGAAGACCGCCGCAACCGTCGATGGATGGCCACCCGGCCGTCTCGACGACGAGCTGGAGCACTTCGCCGCCCACCATTTGGCGAAGGGGACAACGAGTTTCGACTGGCAGGCTTCGTGGAGAACCTGGGTCGTCAATTCCAAGAAATGGGAACCACGACATGGAACGATTCAGCGCAGTGGTGGCCAGCCTTCTCGCACCGGTGACGGATTCCTCAACGCGATCAATGATGCGGCCGATCGACGGCGAGCCAACGACGATCGAGGAATGTTCGGCGCTGCGCGAATGGGCTGAGGGGCTTCCCTCGACCGACGAGGTGCCGGCAGATCGGGAGCAGATCGAGCGTCACCTCGGCTTCATGGCCGCGACACTGCCGAGCAAGGCCGTCGACGACGAGAGCGGGCGCAAGCGGTTCGCCGTCTACGTGTCGCTGCTGAGCGGGTTCAGTGAGGAGGCGCTGGCGTACATGGCCCGCCAGGCGTGCGCCACGCTTCGCTGGTTCCCGGTGCCGGTCGAATGCCTCGACCTCGTGCGCGAGTACCGACCGGCGCCGTCGCGTCGGGACCTGACCCTGCGGCTGTGCCACGACTTCATGCACAACAGCTTCGAGCGTTGGATCGCGAACGTCAGCGACGGCCAGCCTATCGGCGAAGTGCCCGACCAGTGGAAGCGCATCGCGGCCGAGCAGCATGTGCTGCGCCGACTGGCAGACGGAAGTTACGTCTCGCGCGCCCTCTTCGTCGGCCCGGTGCGTCCGTACCTGCCCGCAAAGGTGTGGGGTGAAGCGTGACAACCGCGGTCGCCCTCCCCGCTGCCCACCTGACACCCTCGTCATGGTCGAGTGGGCGAACGGCCAAGAGGCGAAGCAGCCCTACCGGGTCGATCAGCTGCGGTGGAGCATCACGGGGCATCCGTTCGACGTCGGCCGCTTCTGGCGCGCCTAACCAACACAGGAGGGAGAGAGCATGATGATCGACTGGAGCGGTGAGCTGGAGGCGTTCGATACGGATGGTCGCGTTAAGCCGGCCATTAAGGAAGAGGCTAGCCGGGTAGTGTGGGTCGACGGCAAGCCGTGGAACGCCTTTTTCAACGGCTCGACTGACGGCCCGTGGAGCATCCGCAACCTACCCGAACACCCCACCCCTACGCAGTACGCGCCCGAGCTGGTGGAGCGGATGGTGGCGCTGTGTCGGATGATCGCGGGACCGCCGCTCGCGCAAGGTAACATCGTTGGCCTCGCAACGGCCATCGTCTCCGATCTATCGCAGGAGGTAGACCCGGACCTTCTTGAGGCCCGGCGGATCGCGGCGGAGTGGGATCTGCCCATTCGGAAGGGGGAGAGAGACACTTCAGAGGTGCAAGCTGTCTGGGAAGCCATCGTTCGCGGTCGCGAGATTGAGCGGGGTGCCGCGGCATGACCCAAACATCAACGCCACGCCCCCAAATATTGCCGTCAGAGGGGCAGAGGAGGGCGCGCGCCAGTCGGCTATGGCTTACATTTTGGGCTTGGTTCTGGGCGATCTTGGGCCTGACGGCTTGGTGGAGCGGTAGAGACCCTTCGCTCGCTTTTGGCGTGGGCTGCGCTGCTTCGTTTGCCGCGACAGTTGTTGACGCGATGCTGGCTCTCGCCAGCGACAGGGATGGAAACCCGAAGGGCGGAGACGGCGAAGTCGGCTCCGTGCGTAGCATGACAGCCCGGTCCGAAGGAGTCGCCCAATGACCGGCTTGGTAACAGACGAAACCCTCCGCACCCACGCAAGGACCATCGTAGAGGGAGAAGGGGCTGAGGAGTTTTCTCCGGGGCTGGTCGAGGCTGTGGCCGACGCGATCCATCGCGAGTGGCAGATTTGGATGGAGAGGGCGAACGACGCTGCGCATTTCCTGACGCAACGTGAGCTTGACGTGATCGCTGCCCGAGCTGCCCTCTCCACCATCCGTAAGCATCAGGCGGGGGAGTGATGGGAGCAATGGGGCGTCCCCCTGCCCCGCCTCCCGAGGGCTTCGAGGAAGCCTACCTAGAGCACGGGTGGGAAGCGAAAGACCTGCTCGGCATCCGCACCGATCGCTTCAAGCGCTTGGTCGCGCAGCTTGGTGGAGAAGAGGCCAAGCGCCGTCGCCGTAACTACGTCATGGGGCGGCGACTTTCGTCCCTAAAAGCGAAGCCGAAAACCGTATAGCTGGGTCGGCGCTATGGCGCGCCCGACCAAGTACGATCCTGATTATTGCGACCATGTCATCGCCATCATGGGCGAAGGCCTGTCGCTTACTGCGTTCGCGGGTGAGATCGGTGTCGCTCGATCGACGATTAACGAATGGATGGGCGCCAATCCCGCATTTTCGGAAGCGGTAAGGGTCGGACAGGCCAAGCGCGTCACATATCTCGAGCGGACGATGCTCGACGGCGATGCCGGGCCAAAGATCACGGCGCGCATTTTCGCCCTCAAGAACGCCGATCCCGAGGAGTGGCGCGACAAGCGCGAGGTCGAGCACTCGGGCAGCGTCGAGGTGGCCAGCAAGCAGCAGCGCGACGCGGCTGTTGCGGCCGGCACCAGGGCGGACCAGTGAGCGCGGCTGTAGCCCTCACCGCCGAAGACTACGCGTTTTCGCGTCTGATCGCCTACGCCGGTTATCAGTGGCCCGCATACACCGATGCGCCGCACCATCGCCTGATCGCCCGCCACCTCGAAGCGGTCGAGCGGGGCGAGATCACCCGCCTGATGATCACCATGCCTCCGCGCCACGGCAAGAGCATGCTGGCAAGCGAGTTCTTCCCCGCCTGGTACATGGGTCGCAACCCCGATCACTACGTCGTCACCGCCACCTACGCACAGGAGCTGGCGGACGACTTCGGCCGCAAGGTCAAGAACCAGATCGAGGATCCGACCTTCCGCGAGATTTTCCCCGGCGTCGGGCTGGCGGACGACAGCAAGAGCGCCAAGCGCTTCCACGTCGAGGGCTTGGGCACAGGTGGTGTCGAGCATCACACGACGCAGCGCGGGGCGTTCTACGCAGTTGGTGTCGGCGGCCCCCTGACCGGCCGCGGCGCGCACCTCCTGCTGATCGACGACCCGGTGAAGAACCGCGAGGAAGCCGAGAGCGAGGTTCAGCGCCGCAAGATCAAAGACTGGTACACCTCGACCGCCTACACCCGGCTGATGCCCGGCGGGCGCATCGTGATCATTCAGACGCGGTGGCACGAGGACGACCTGTCGGGCTGGCTCCAGGCCGAGCACGAGCATGAGGGCTGGGTCATCCTGAACCTGCCCGCGATCGACGAGCAGGGTGACGCGCTGTGGCCCGAGCAATACCCGGTGGAGGCATTGGAGCGGATCAAGCGCGCCTTGCCCCCACGTGACTGGTCGGCGCTCTACCAGCAGCGCCCCACGCCCGACACCGGCGATTACTTCAAGCGCGACTGGCTGATCCCGGTCGACGTGGTCCCGCCCACCTCGTCGATGATGATCTACGGCGCATCGGATTACGCCGTGACGTCGGGAGGCGGTGACTACACCGTTCATGTCGTGCTTGGGGTGGCGAGCGACGGGCGCATGTACCTGCTCGATCTGTGGCGAGGACAAGCCGCGTCGGACGTGTGGGTCGATGCATTCTGCGCGCTAGTTCGCAAGTGGCGCCCGATCGGCTGGGCCGAAGAGACGGGCCAGATCAAGAGCGGCGTAGGGCCGTTCCTCGTTAAGCGGATGCTCGAAACCGGCTCGTACACGGCGCGAGAGCAGTTCCCGACGCGCGGGGACAAGGCGGTTCGCGCGCAGTCGATCCGCGGCCGCATGGCGATGCAGGGCCTCCATGTGCCCCGCGACGCGCTGTGGCTGTCCGACCTGACGTCCGAGATGATGAGCTTCCCCGTGGGAGTCCACGACGACCAGGTCGATGCTCTCGGTCTCGTCGGTCAGCTGATGGACCGCATGGAGGCGGGCTCGACCCGTGAGACAGCGAAGGCCGCTCGCGACCTGCGTGTCGGTGCCGTGGTCGCTGACGGCGTGATCGCACCCCCGCTGAGGATGGCACGCCGTGGCTGACGACACCGACCTCGACGCTCCGTTCGTTGGCGAGGAGCCGAAGTCGTCGCGAGCGATCCTGGCTGCGCTGCGCAAGGCCGAGGACGCCTTCCGCGATTGGCAGACGGTGTGTCAGGACATCGACGACCTCTACAACCTCGCCGAGTACCGCACCGACCTCGCCGGGCTGGGCTGGCAGGACGCCGACCTGGACCTGTTCTGGTCGTCGTTAGAGGTGCTCAAGCCGGCGGTCTACGCGCGCCCTCCCCAGCCCGTCGTCGCGCCGCTCTTCAAAGACGGCAAGCCGCTCCACAACCTGACCGCCGAGCTTCTGGAGCGGTGCGCCGTATCGACCTTCCAACGCACCGATATCAACGACGTCATGCTGCAGCTGCGCGACGATCTGCTGTTCACCGGCCGGGGTGCGCCGTGGGTTCGCTACGAGGCTGATGGCGGCAAGCACGCGGTATGCGTCGAGCATAAGGACCGCCTCGACTTCCTCCACGAGCCCGCGCGCAAGTGGACGGAGGTGGGCTGGGTCGCCGGCGCGGCGTGGATGACGCGCAAGGACATGCGCAAGCGGTTCTACCGCCACAGCGGCGATGCGTATCAGGACGCGACCTATTCGGTTCAGCGCGACGCAGATGGGCGCGACCTGGAGAAGCGCGCGGCGGTGCGGAAGGCCAAGGTGTGGGAGGTTTGGCACAAGGCCGACAACAAGGTCTATTGGGTCACCGAGGGCGTCGACAGGCTCCTCGACAGCGGCACGCCGTACCTGACGCTGGCGGGATTCTTCCCCTGCCCCAAGCCCGCGTACGCCACGCTGCGGCGCCGTTCGCTGATCCCCGTACCCGACTGGCAGCGCTACTCGATCCACTTCCGCAAGATCAGCGAGCTTACCCGCCGCATCTACTCGCTCCTCGACAAGGTGCGGATGAAGGGGCTGATCCCGGCTGGCGGGGACGTTGGCCAGGCAGTCGAGGAACTGATCGCCGACGATCGCGACGACCAGCTGCTGATTCCCGTGCCGAGCGCCGCCATGATGAATGGCGGGGCCGACTTCGTGGCGTGGATGCCGCTCAACGATCTCGCACAAGCGATCCAGGGCCTGATCGACGCGCGTACGCAGCTGATCAGCGACTTCTACCAGCTGTCCGGCATCAGCGACATCATGCGGGGCGCGACCGAGGCGAGTGAGACGCTCGGCGCCCAGCAGCTGAAGTCGCAGTACGGGTCGGTCCGCGTGCGCGAGAAGTCGACCGAGTTGCAGCGCGTCGCCGCGGATACCGTCAAGATCGCGGCCGAGATCATCGCCGAGAAATTCCCGCAAGCCGCGCTTCTGGAGATGAGCGGCCTGGACATCCCGACCCGCAAGGCGATCGAGGAGCGCATCGACAAGGTCGAGGAGGAAGCCAAGCGCGACCTCGACGGGCTTGAGGAGAAGGCGGCGGAGACGATGCCGCAAGGCCAGGACGTCGACCCGCAGCAAGCCAAGATGGCGTTGGAACAGGCGCAGCAGCAGGTGCTCGCCAAATACGCGCCGCTTCTCGCTGAGGCCGAAGCCGCGGTGCCGATCGAGGACGTGATGAAGCTCCTCCGCGACGACCGAGCGATGTCGTTCGTGTTCGAGATCGAGAGCAGCAGCACGATCCTGACGGACGAGCTGGAGGAGAAGAGCACCCGCAACGAGTTCCTGACGCAGTTCACGTCGGCATCGCAGCCGCTGATGGCGATGGCCGGCATGGGTGAGCAGGGCGCCAAGCTGGCCGGCGAGCTGATGAAGTTCGTTCTGGCCCCCTACCGCGTCGGGCGCAGCCTCGACGGGGCGATCGACGAGTTCATTGACGCGGCGCCCGAGATGGCCGCGGCTGCGGCGGGTCAGCAGGGCGATAGCGAGGCGCTGGCGCAGGCGAACAACAAGCTCGCGGAGGCTGAGAGCATGAAGGCGCAGGCCGCGATGGCTGGAGTCCAGGCCAAGGCCCAGCTTGGCGAGGCGGACATGCAGCGCAAGATGGCGGAGCTGCAGCAGAAGGGGATGGAGGCCGAGCGCAAGGCCGAGGCCGAAGCCGAGAAGCTCCGTCAGCAGCTGACCAAGCAGGAGGGCGAGGCCGCGCAGAAGCAGCAGCTGCTTGAGGCCCAGATCGATAAACTGCGTGCCGACACCTACGCGGTGCTCGTGAAGGTGGGCATCGCCGAGGATCAGCAGGCGCTGAGCGAGTTCAAGAGCGTGGCCGACGTTGAGGCGCGCCAGACCGACCAGTCGATGCAGGCTGAGCACCGCGACCGTGACGACCAGTTCCGCGCTCGCGGCGAGGAGCGATCCGACCGCCAGCAGGACTTCAGCGAACGACAGACGGAGATGACCGATGGCCGCTGAGGGCGCCCCCGTCCGTATCGTCAACCTGCAGGAGTTGGTGGCCGCGACACCGACACCGACACCCGCAGCCTCACCTTCAGCCGTGTCGGTGCCGACGTTTGAAGACCAGCGCGTGTTCGACGGAGCGGGCTACACCGTATCGACCTCGATCACTGCGGTTTCGAGCGGCAACTACCTGATCGTCGAACTGTCCAACCCGGCTAATAGCGGCGTTGAGTTCGTGATGACGTCGCGGGTGTTCAGCGACAATGTGGCTGGCGGCACCGCGCCGCTCGAATACGTGCGATACGTAGGCACTGCGTTCCTGGCGGCCACGCCAGCGCCCACCACAGTACCGATCAACAACCGGCGCGCAGGTGGCCCGGCCTCGGGCGGGACGTTCCGTTTCCACATGGGCGCCAACCTGCCTGTCACGACCAGCGGTGGTTCCACCCTCGCGGGCTCCACCTCGTCGGGCTTCGTGCCGACTAACGGTGAAGAGAAGCGGATCAAAGACATCGTCATCATCCCGCCAGGTCAGAAGCTGATCTACTCGGTCGGTGGCATGGGCGGCGGTCTGGCCGCGTCCGCGCGCATCGTGATGACCTTCCTGTTCTACACGAGGAGCGCAACCTGATGCCCACTCTGCCCCGCCTCATTGAGCTTGGTGCCGTTCCCGCGGTCGCCCGCGAGATCATAGGCCAGTTCGCCAACACGCTCGCTCGCGACCCCCAGCGGTTCATTGAGCACGGCGTCCCCGCCCCGCTGGCGCGTGAACTGACCACTCAAGCCGCCGGCACCAAGAGCGCCCCGCGCCTGATCGAATTCGGCATGCCGCCAGAGCTTGCCCGCGAAGTCGTCAACTGAGGAGAGCGACCATGACTGCCAAGAAGACCAACTACGCAGCCGATTACCCGACTGAGTACGAGCAGGGCCGTCGTGCCCGCCTGTCGTCGGTATCGCGCGATGACGCGCCGTACAGCGACGTGGACGGCGAGGACGGCAAGCCGGTGAAGAGCAGCGCGCTCGGCGCCTGGAATGCCGGCTATGACGATGCCGAGGGCGAGGCCGCGCGCAACGAAACGTCGGGTCCGCAGGACGACGGCGCCAAGGCGGGCGACCAGACCTCGGTCGTGGCCGACGCCAACAAGGCCAAGGCCTCCAAGTAATGGCAACGCTGGTCGCCATCGAGCCGTCGCTGTTCCATCCCGATCGGGAGGCGTGGTTCGTGTTCGATGACGGCCGGCGTTACCTGCGCGCGACCGAGCCCCGCGAGCCTTGCACCGCGCGCAGCAGCTTCCCGACGCCCATGATCCGTAACGACAACATCGATCCCGTCCGCGGCATGGACGGCAAGATGCACGACAGCCTGTCGGGGTTGCGCCGCACCTACCGGGCGGACGGTAACCCGCAAGGCGAGAATTACACCGAGATCGGCAACGAGGAAATCAAGCCGGTCGTCCACCAGTTCGACCGCGGCCAGCGCCGGGACGACATTAAAGCCGCGATCGAGGACGTGAAGAACGGCCGTCTCGCGCCACCCCCCGTGATCCTGGAGGATCTATGACCGACTTCGCCGACATCGACACGCTGTCCACCACGATCGACACCGAGGCTGGCCCCGCGGCTGGCGGCGGCGGCGTGGTCGAAGCGCAGCCCGAGCCGACGACCGTACGCGCCGATCTCGAGGCCGCGTTCCGTGAGGATGACGGCAAGGCTGACGCCAAGGCCGAGCAGCCGGCGGACAAGCCCGGCGACGAGCCCAAGCCCGCCAAGGAAGAGGCGCCAGCGAAGGACGGCGAGAAGCCCGAGGAGAAGGTCGAGGAGGCCAAGCCCGAGCGCACCCGTGCCGACGACGGCAAGTTCGCCCGGCCGGAGGCCAAGGACGAGCAGCAGAAGGAGGAGCGTACCCGTGTCGATGCGCCGCAGTCGTTCCTGCCCAAGGCCCGCGAGGTATGGCGCAACACGCCTCATGCCGTTCAGCAGGAAGTCGCGCGCATGGCCCAGGAGCATGCGGCCGCGACCGAGCAGACGCGAGAGACGGTGGAGCGCTACGAGAGCTTTCGCCAGTACGACGACCTGGCGCGCAGCAACGGGCGTGACCTTCGCCAGAGCCTAGAGCGGATGACGCAGGTCGAGGATATGCTGCAGAGCAATCCCGTCGCCGGCCTCAATGCGATCCTGATGGAAGTCGGCCCGCGCAAGGCGGATGGTCAGCCGTTTTCTCTCTACGAGATCGCGCAGTTCATCGCGTCGCAGCAGCCCGACCAATATCAGCAGATGGTCGCCCAGCCGCGCCAGCAGCCGCAGGAAGACCCGCGCATCGCTCAGTATCAGCAGCGCATCGCTCAGTCGGAAGAGCGCTACGCCCAAGATACGATCGTCAAGCCCTTCGCAGCGGCAAATCCTCGCTACACCGAACTTGAGCAGCCGATTGCATTGATCCTGCAATCTGGTATGGTTCCAAGCAGCCTGAGCCCTGCAGAGCGGCTCGCGACGGCGTACGACATGGCTGAGCGGATGTATCCGCCTTCGCATGACGACCGAAGCGAGAAGAGCGGTGGCCTTGCCGAGCAGCGCCGCGCTGACGACGACTTCAGCGGCTCCAAATCCATCAAATCGTCGCCTGGGTCCGTCACGGAAACGTACGAGCCTGAGGCAAAACGCGGCGAGTCCATTCGCGATAGCCTTCGCGCGGAAGCTCGGCGCATGACCCGATAGGAGCATCCCATGCCGATCACTTCCGATCGCAACTACGGGCAGCTGCTGACCGCCGCGACCGCGCGCCGCTCTTCGGCTGTTCAGGACATCGTCTACAACTCGACCCCGCTGACCCGCATCCTCCGCCAAGAGGGCAAGATCAAGGTCAAGCGCGCCGGCGGCCCCGAGCTGCGCGTGCCGATCATGTTCGACAAGCTGCAGGCGCAGTGGTTCACCGGCTACGACAAGATCGAGATCACGCCCAAGGAGCTGATGAACTCCGCGGTCTTCAACTGGTCGCGCGTCGTCGGCATGTTCTCCCTCACCGGCACCGAGCTGCTCTACACGCGCGGCGAGGAAGAGGTCATCGACCTCATGGAGACCTACATGGACGCCGCTGAGCAGTCCGTGAAGGAGGAGTTCGAACTGTCGATGGTCGGCGACGGCACCGGCTTCGGCGGGCGCCAGATGATCGGCCTCGGCGGCGCGATCCCGATCCTGCCCAACACCGGCACCTACGGCGGCATCGACCGCGCGGCGGTTCCCAACTGGCGGACCTCGACGTTCAATATCGCGTCGGGCGACGTTCCGGGCTTCACGACCTGGGACTCGACCACCGTTCGCCCGATCATTGAGCATATCTCGCTCGCACGGTCGCGCAACGGCCGCTACGCCGATCTGCTGATCGCCGACACGCTGGCGTACCGCCCGATCTCGGCGGCGTTCGTGGCGCACCAGCGTATCGTCTCGGATCGTCTCGGCAAGCTCGGCTTCGCCGGTCTCAGCTACCAGACGCCGGCGGGTCCGGTCGACATCGTCGCGGCGGGTGGCATCGGCAACGTCATGCCGGCCAACACGGTCTACGGCATCGATAGCGACGGGCTCTCGCTCTACGAGTTCCCGGGCCAGTCTTTCGTACCGTTTCACCCCGGCAACGGCATGCGGCCGATCAACCAGGATGCCGTCGCGCAGGGCATCGTCTGGTCGGGCCAGCTCGTCATGGAGAACCCGCTGTTCTCCTACCGCATCCGCACCACCTCGTAAGGAGATCAGGAAATGCCTTCTCCCTTCCGCACGACTCCGCAGCTGGGGCCGAACTTCCTCCAGACCCTGCCCAACGGCCAGGTCTGGTACGACCCGAAGAACATTCCCAGCCCCAAGGTCGGCACCCGCGAGACGGGTGACGACGGTCACGAATACATCTTCGTCCAGGCGTCGGCGGCCATCGCGGCTGCTGCCTCGCCCGGTACGGCGGTGACGATCACCGAGCCCGCCTTCACCGCGGCGTCGGGGGCCGGCGGCTTCAACGCTCCCGTCGCGGGGGTCGCGAGCGGCTCGTACTTCTGGGCGCGCAAGGCCGCGCTCTAATCCTTCCCCCTAGCCTGGGGCCGGCTTCGGCTGGCCCCATCTTTTCCGAAAGCGCTCACCATGGTTCAGCTTGCCGTTATCGACGATCGCGACATCACGGTCACTCCGGTGTTCAAGATGATCGAGGTGGAGAACATCCCCAAGTCGGAGACGGCGGGTTTCGCGGTCATGGAGGCGCACGAGGTCGTCGAGGTACGCATCGGCGGCACCAAGAATTACTCGCCGGTGTTCCCGGTGGACGCGCAGTGGCGCCGCGAGGGCAACCAAGTCATTTCCTACGCCGAGCGCTGGCCCGAGCAGTACCGCGCCTTCAAAGAGGGCAACCCGCAGGAGGCTCGCGGCACGCCGCTTGAGATGCTCCGCAGCTACAACGTAACGCCCGAGCAGCTGTCGCTATGCCGCGCGCTCCGGGTCTACTCGATCGAAGCGCTCGACCGGCTTGAGGGCAGCGGGATCAAGTCGCTCGGCATGCATGCGAACGCGCTGCGCGAGGCGGCCAAGGCGTTCCTCGCCGATCGCGACCGTGGCACGTCGGCGATGGCGGAGGTTGACGAACTGCGCGCCGAGCTGGCCGCACTGAAGGCCAGCATGGTCCCCCCGGTGGACTCGACCCCCGCCGCGATCGAAAAGGCGCTTGAAGCGGCCGACGACAGCTTTCCCGGGATGGATACCGAGGCGCTGAAGGTGGAGATCGAGAGCATCACCGGCTCGCGCCCGCGCGGCAATCCGAGCCGTGCCACCCTCGTCGCATCGCTGACCGAGCTGCGCGCGGCCGCCTGACGTGGCGATCCTCGGCGCTCTCCAGTCCGCGGCTATCGCACTCGTCGGCCGCAAGCCGGCGCAGTTCTTCGGCTCGACCGAGCTGTTCGAAACGGAGCTGGCGGACCTGATCAACGAGGTCGCCGAGGACATCGCGCGCTATCAGGATTGGCAGGTGCTTCAGGCGGTCGCCACACTCAGCGGTGACGCTACGACGACCGACTTCGACCTGCCCGCCGACTATTCCCGCATGATGAAGGCGGCGTCTGTCCGGCCGGACGGCGCTCACTTGTGGGGCTTCTTCCGCTACGACAACCTCGACCAGTTCCTGACTGATCAGGGTGCGGGCTTTCGGGGTGCACCGGGCGGGTGGATCATCACCGGCGGCAAGATGCGGTTCAACCCTGCGCCACGAGGTGCGACGCTGTTCCCGTACATTCGGGGCACGTGGGCGGTTGCGGCCAACGGCACGCGCAAGAGGGCGTTCGACGCCGACACTGACACCTTCGACCTGCCCGAGCGGCTGCTGAAACTCGCGCTGATCTGGCGGTGGCGGGAGAACAAGAAGCTCGACGCGTCGGGCGACCAGGAAGCCTTCGTGAAGGCGCTCGACGAGTACGCGTTTAGCGACGGTGGCAGCCGCGTCTACCGGTATCGCGGGCGCTCGTCGTTCCCTGGCACACGCCCCGCTTGGCCGGGGGTGCTGGGCACGGTCGAGGGCAGCAACGCGGGATCGTTGGGCGAGAGCTGGGGGAATACGCAGTGGTAGACGTCCGCTTCGAGCGCGTGACGGCGCTGCCCGCCGAGGGCAGCCGGACGCCGAACACGATCTACTACGTGTTGCCCTCGGGTGGCGCGGAGATCGAGCAGTGGGTGACGGGATCGGATGCCATCCCACGTCGCGTGTTGCGCGGACAGCCGGGCGCTGTCGGCCCTCAGGGCAGCGTAGGGCCTGCAGGGCCGGCATCGGTCGTTCCGGGGCCTCAGGGGCCGCAGGGCGGCGTAGGGCCGCAGGGCGAGCGTGGCATCCAGGGGCCGAATGGTCCCACCGGTGCGACGGGTGCGACGGGCGCGCAAGGCACGATGGGAGCTGTCGGGCCTAAAGGCGACAAGGGCGACACGGGTGCTGTCGGGGCACAGGGCGCCCAGGGATTTAAGGGCGACAAGGGCGACAAGGGCGACACCGGTCCGCAGGGCGATACCGGAGCAACCGGCGCGGCGAGCACCGTGCCCGGCCCCAAGGGCGAAACCGGTGCAACGGGGGCTACTGGCGCGACCGGTGCGCAGGGACCGAAGGGCGATACCGGGGCGACCGGCGCCACTGGCCCTGCCGGTGCCGGTTCGGGCGATATGCTCAAGTCCGAAAACCTATCCGGCCTAGCCAGCTACAGCACGGCCCGCTCCAATCTCGGCGCGACCACGGTAGGCGACGCCGTTTTCACGGCCGCAAGCGCGGCGGCGGGTCGCTCGGCGCTCGGCGCAGGCACGGGCAACGGAGACATGCTCAAAGCCGACAACCTGTTGGGGCTAGCGAACAACGATACCGCCCTCGCCAACCTCGGTGGTGGTACCGGCACCGGCGGCGGACGAGCCGTGTTCAAAGCGGCTGACGCAGCGGCGATCAAGACGCTACTGGGCTATGCCTCGTCGGGCACCAACACGGACATTACCAGCCTCGTGACCGGGCTAACGTTTCGGAACACCGGCGGACCCGTCGTCACGCTCAACTGGCAGGGTAACGACCGGGGTGGATCGCTAAGCCTCAACGGCGGAATCGTACAGTTCGGCGGCAATTTCCAGGCGATGCAGGACACGTCGGGCGCGGGCGTTGTACGGTTTCAGGCAACCAACTCCAACAGCGTGACGAGCTATTTTCAGCTCTACGACGGCGGTTCGGCCGGCATCATGGAGCAGCGGACAGGGACGATCGCTCAGACGTTCCGGCTCTACAACACGTTTACGAGCTCGGCGAACTACGAGCGCGGAACGTTCGGCTTCACGTCCAACGAACTGCGGATCGGCACGGAGACGGCGGGCGGCACGGCACGCGAGGTGTCGGTGTTGGTGGGCGGTACGGAGCGCGCGAGGTTCACGGCGGTGGGGATTACGGCACCGAACCTCGGCACGGCCTCGGCTCAGAACGTCGGCACGTCGGCGAACAACGTCCCCCAGCTCGACAGCGGCGGCAAACTGCTGACGGCGGTGCTGCCCGAAGCGATCCTTGGGGCGATGAAGTACCAGGGTACGTGGGACGCCTCCACGAACAGCCCGACGCTCGCATCCCCGCCCGCCGCATCTACCAAGGGCTTCTACTACGTCGTGTCGGTTGCCGGCTCGACCAACCTGTCGGGCATCACCGACTGGAAGGTCGGTGATTGGGCGGTGTCGAACGGCTCGACGTGGGACAAGGTCGACAGCTCGGATCAGGTGGCGAGCGTGGCGGGGCTGCAGGGCGTCATCACCGCCGCAAATCTGCTGACGGCACTCGGCGCGTCCACGGCGGCGCTCGGCGCGGTGACCCCGGCGGCGGATCGCGTGCCCTATTTCACTAGCGGCACGGCGGCGGCGGTCACGACGTTGACCACTTATGGACGCACACTGATCGCGCTGGCGGATGCGGCCGCGCTGACGGCGCAGATCAATCTTGCTACGACGGCGGCGAAGGGTGCCGTTCCGCAGCTCCCTGGCAGCACGACTACTTTCTTTCGGGGAGATGGCACGTTTGCTACCTTGCCAGCATCGGGGGGATTTCCCGAGCAAACCCTTGACCCTGCTTACTTTAGTTCTAGCGGCATCTATCTTGATTCGTATTACTATGCTAGAGTGGCTCAAACTATAACATACACCGGTGTTACTAGTGGTCCAACTTACAGCATATACTTGTTAAATGCCGATTTTTCAATTAATTCAACTATACAAGCAGGGCAGGGAGCCAATACAACCGGGTCATTAAGCATGGCACAAGGGCAAATTTTGCGCGTTCGACGCGAAAGCGACTCAGGTAATGGACGCATGTTTGTCCATGTAAACCGTACCCAATGACCACCCGCGCCACCATCCTCGGGAGATAGGCGTGTACGCCCGTCACCAGACTCGCCCCAAGCCGCGCAAGTCGCAGCCGAAGAAGTGGCCCGCACCGGTTGCGGGCTGGGTGGCGAACCGCGCCCTGGCCGATCCCACGTCGATCGACGGGCCGGGTGCGGCGGTACTCGACAACTTCTTCCCGAAGGCGACCAGCGTGGCCCTGCGTCGGGGCAGCCGCACGGTCGCCACCCTCGCTGGCTCGACCGGCCCCGTCCCCGCCCTGTTCTCCTACAACAACGGCACCAACGAGAAACTGTTCGCGGCGACCTCGACCACGATCTACGACATTAGCGGCATCCCTACGAGCGCAGCGCCGAAGCTGGACGAGGCGGTCAGCGGCACGGCGGTGCTCGGCGGAAAGACCTCGGGTGCGTGGATCGTCGTTCAGTTCGCCACGACTGGCGGGGTCTATCTGATCGGAGTCAACGGCAAGGACCAGGGCTTTCGCTACGACGGATCGAGCTTCGCGCCCTTAAGTGGCGGAACAGCTCCCACGATCACCTTCCCCAACGGCCTGACCAGCGCGGACATGGCGTTCGTCTGGGTATACAAGAACCGCCTGTTCTTCGCGCGCAAGGGCACGATGGACGCCTATTACCTGCCCATCGACGCGGTAGGGGGAAACGCCGTCGCCTTCCCGCTGGCGGGCGTGTTCGGGCAGGGCGGCGAGTTGCTGTTCGGCTCGGCATGGTCGCTCGATAGTTCGGGTGATGCTGGGCTGTCGGAACAGTGCGTGTTCGTGTCGAGCGAAGGCGAGGTGGCGGTCTATCAGGGCGGAGACCCATCGAGCGCGACCGACTGGCAGCGGGTGGGGCTCTACCGCATCGGTGCGCCTCTCGGCCGGCGCGCGTTCGTCCGCGGTGGTGGCGACATCGCCATCGCGACCACGGTGGGACTGGTACCGCTGTCCAAGGCCGTCAGCCTCGACGTCACCGCGCTCAACGTCGCGACCGTCAGCTACAAGATCGCGGACGCCTGGTCGGAAGCCGTGGCGAGCGGGATGGCTGATTGGCAGTGCTTCATCTGGGCAGAGGCCAAGATGGCGATCGTCGCTCCTCGCGCGCCCAACGCCCTGTCGCCGCTGTTCGTCAGCAACACCGAGACGGGCGCTTGGTGCCGCTTCACCGGGTGGGATGCACAGTCGTTCCAAACCTACAAGGGGCGGCTGTTCTTCGGTACGAGCGACGGGCGCGTGATCTTGGCGGGCGCGTCGGGTGACGACGACGGCCTGACCTACACCGGCACGCTCCTACCCCTGTTCGAAGACCTCGACGCGCCACTCTCGACCAAGATCCCCACGGTTGGACGCGCACGGGTCATGGCGAACGTGCGGATCGTCGATCGGCTGACGTTCACGGCGGAGTTCAACCTCTCCCCTCCCCCCGCTCCCGACGCCGCGACTGGGGTGCTACTGAGCACGTGGGATTTCGGCGTCTGGGGGCAGAGCATCTGGAACGACGGTCGCCCGTCCGTGATCAACCAGGAGTGGCGGTCGCTCGGCGGGTCGGGGTACAGCGTCAGCGTCTGGTATCAGGTGACCAGCGGGGCACAGGCGCCGCTCGACGCGGAGGTCGTCGGTCTGGAGATGCTCTACACCACCACGGAGACGGTGGGGTGATCATCACCGACGAGCGCGCCGCGCGTTTCGTTTCGGATACCCTCGGGTTCGGGCTGTGCGCGCCGTGGACGTGCATGGGGATCGAGCGCAACGGAGAAGTCGTCGCCGGGGTCGTCTTCAACAACTTCGAGGGGCGCAGCGTTCACATGAGCGCGGCCGGCGCGGGATGGACGCGCGTCTTCCTGGAAGCGATCGGGCAGTACGCGTTCGAGCAGCTCGGATGCGCGCGGATCACCGCCATCACCGGCCAACCCGACGTTGCTGCATTGGCGAAGCGGCTGGGTGGCGAAGTAGAGGGGCGGCTTCGCTCGCACTTCGGGCCGGGCTGTGACGGCATCGTCGTGGGATTCTTGCGCGACGATTGGCGTTATGGTAGCAGAAATGAACAGCGGCGCGGCTGAACACCTTCACGCGCTTCCCGACAAGGAAGCATAGCGTGGTTTCAAGCCCGAAAGCCCCCGATCCCGTAGCTACCGCAGCCGCACAGTCGGGCATGAACACCGACACGGCGGTGTCTCAGCAGCTGGTCAACATGGTCAATCAGGTCGGCCCCTGGGGCTCGACCACGTACACGCCCACCGGCTCGACCAGCTTCACCAATTCGCAGGGCCAGCAGGTCTCGATCCCGTCGTTCACGCAGACGACGACCTACGCGCCGGCGCAACAGGCGATCGTCGACAAGACGACGGAGGCGCAGACCAACTTGGCGGGGCTCGCCGCGTCACAGTCGAAGAAGATCGGCGAGTATCTCGACAAGCCGTTCTCGTTCAACAACCAGGATGCCGCGGACTGGTCGTACGACCTCGCCTCATCGCGCATCCGGCCGCAGCAGCAGCAGACCCGCGAGGCGCTCGACGCCAGCCTCGTTAACCGCGGCATCCGGCCAGGGTCCGAAGCGTACAACCGCGAGATGACCCGGCTCGACCAGTCGGATGTCGATCAGATGAACCAGCTGGCGCTCACCGGCCGCTCCCAGGCGTTCGGCGAGGCGGTTCAGACGCGCAACCAGCCGATCAACGAGCTGTCGGCGTTCATGTCCGGGTCGCAGGTCGCGGGGCCGAACAGCGGCTTCTCCGCGACGCCTCAGGCGCAGGTCGGCGGGGTTGACTACGCCGGGTTGGTCAACAGCAACTACCAGGCGAAGATCGGTCAGCAGAACGCGCTGATGGGCGGCCTGTTCGGCCTGGCTGGCGCCGGTGTTCAGGCGTTCGCGCCCACGAGGCTTGGCCGATGACCCTCCTTCCCATGAACCCGAACGATCCGTTCAATCCCGATCGCGGGCGGACGCTGTTCGGCTTCCTCTCACCCACCCTGGCCCCGGCGCAGGACGTGTCGGGTGGCGGTCCGCCCATGAATCAGCAGACCCCGTTCCAGTGGGGCGCGGGGGGCACGCGCATGACGCCTGACGCTATCGCCGGGCGCCGTAGGCTGGCGCAGCAGCAGATGGCGGCTGGCATGGACTTCTCGCCGGTTCAGCATTGGTCGCAGGGCGCCGCGCGTGTCGCCCAGGCGCTGGTGGGCAATCTCGAGAACCGCCGCCTCGACAAGGCGGAAGCGGCCAACTCCGCCTACGAGCAGCAGATCCTCGCGTCGTTGACGCAGGGTGGCGACGGAGCGGCGATCCAAGCGCTGTCGAGTCCGTACCTGAGCGACGGGGCGAAGGATGGCATCAAGCTGCAGTGGCAGGCGGCGCATAAAACGCCGGCTCAGCCCCACTATTTCGAAGCCAACAACGGCGACCAGTACGCGATCGGGCCTGACGGCCAGCCGCAGAAACTGTTCGCCGATCCCACGCCCAAGATGAACTTCATCCCCGATGGTAGGGGTGGCGGTCAGTGGTTGGCCGTTCCGACAAACACGGGAGGAGGTGGTCTCGTATCTACCGGAATGCCGGCGGCGGGTGGTCCCGCGATCGGTACGGTCGAAGACGGCTTCCGGTTCAAAGGCGGCAATCCCGCCGATCAGTCGAGTTGGGAGCCGGTGGGAGGTGCGCCCTCGCAAGGGGGCGCCACCTTTCGCTGATCCCATGCGGGCGCCAGGAACGATGACGAGCGGACGGCGGACTGTAGCGGGCAACCGCGCGGTCGGAGGTGTGCCGAACAGCCACCACCTGACCGGTGACGGCGTCGATTACGCGGGCACTTCGGTAGACGCCCTGCGGCGCTACTTCGGCCCGAAAGCCCGTTACCTGGATGAAGGCGATCACGTCCACGTGACGCTGCCCGGCTATAACCGCGTGCCCTTCTTCGGCCGCAGGGGGACGATGTGATGCCGAAGCCTTGGGAAAAGTACGCTGGCGGTGCGCCCGGGACGATTGTCGCCGCCCCGCAGTATCGGGTCGAGCAGGACGCGCGCGAGGAGTCTCGGAAGGATCAGGATCAGGGCTTCGACGCCCGCCGCGTCGCCGCGACCGAAACCGGGGTCGCGCTTGATCAGCAGCGGATCGGCATCACGCGCGAGCAGAACAACCGAGAAGAGCGCAAGGACGCTCGTGATCAGGTTCGCACCTCAACCAACGATCGCGCGGCTCGTGCGGACAAGCTTCGCTCGGATTACGAAGCGCTGCCTAGCGTGAAGACATACACGGCCGCCCTGCCCGTGTTTGGCGCAGGCCTGCGTTCGGGTGCGGACGCAGCTGGCGACCTCAACCTCATCTATGCCTACGCCAAGGTCATGGACCCGAACAGCGTGGTTCGCGAGGGCGAACAGGCGAGCGTTGCTGGCGGAGACACGTGGATCAACCAGAAGGAAGCCCAGCTCAAGAAGCAGCTTGGCGATGGCGGCACGTTTCAGCCCGCGTTCCGCGCTCGTCTTCGGGAGGAAATGGCCGGCCGGATGGGGGAGCTGAACCAGCTCTACATCGCTGATCGCGTGCGCTACAAGGACATCTCCGATCGCGCGGGCATCGACGTGCGCGACGTCGTGGGCGAGCATCCCGGCGGGCGCTATCAGGCGCTTTCCGAACAGGTGCTCGGCCGTAAGCAGCAGCAGCTCGACTACAACGGCCTGCCGATCGCAACAGGCGCGACGAAGGCCGTTGATGCGGGCAACGGACCGCAAGTGGAAGCCCTGCGTGCGCTTCTCGCGGGCGGTGCTTCCGATGATCAGGTTCGCGCGGCGGCTACCTCCCTCGGCGCCGATGCCGGGTCGATCGACAAGGTGCTGGCCTTTCGCGCTGCCAACCCCGGCAAGGGCGGAGATTTCGGTGCGGGTAATCTGCAGTTTAAGGAAGCGCCGACCACGGCAGTTAACCGGTTCTTCGGATCGCCCGGCGGCACTGCCGTAGGCGCATTTGTTGACGCCAGCATGGGCGGTACGTCCGACGAGTTGGGCGCGCTGTTTGGTGGCGGCGATCTTGCTGACCTAAACGCGCGCAAGCAAGCGACCTTCGCGGCGAACCCCAAAGCTGCTTTGGCGGGCCAAGTCGGCGGCTCCATCGCAGCGATGATTGGTGCGGGTAAGCTGGCCGGGGCGGCACCGTACGTCAGCAGCCTCTCAAACCCGGCTTTGGTGGCGGACCTAGCGTTCGGCGGTTTCTCCGGCGCAGGGCAGAACAACGACGGGCGCCTGATCGGCGCTGCCGGCGGCGCGGCCGGCGCGATGGCGGGCAACGTCGCGGGTTCACTGATCGCCAAGCCGATTGGTGCCCTAGCTCGCACCGAGATTGGTACAAAGGGTGTGAATGTCGCCCGCGAGCTTATGGGCAAGCTGCCTGGCGTTGACGCTCGCGCCCCGATTGTCGGCGCGGCCGCGCCGGACGCTGCGGAACAGGCGCTCCTCACCACGGCGGAGCGCGCCGGCATTCCGCAAATCACGGGCCAGCTCGCCGACGCACAGGCGCAGAACCTTCCCTTCAGCCTTGCCGACACCGCTCCGTCTCTTGCTGAGCTGGGCGGGGCCGCCACGCGTCGGTCACCTGTAGCGCGCAATCTTGCCGAGACTGTTCTGACGCAGCGCGGGCGCGGGCAAATCGAACGTATGGGCGCGTCGGTTGAGCGTGAGCTGGGGCCGATCGGCAACACGCTGCAGCTTAGCGACGACCTAGCGACACAGGCCAGGACCGCGGCCAGCCCGTTTTATGGTCAGGCTTATGCCACGCCGGTGCCGAGCACTCCGGAGATGGAATCGCTGTTGTCGACCCCATTCGGGCGTCAGGGTATCGCGCGCGCGCGGACGATCATTGCCAACGAGCGCGGATCGCCGACTGAGATGGGCTTTGCCCTGGACGCGAATGGCGACACGGTGCTCAACCCGCAGCCGAACCAGATCATCGCCCAGCACCTGATCGCTCGTTCGGAGCTTGATGCGGCTCAGGATGCCTATCGCGCCGCTAGAAGCCAACCCGGTTCGTTGGATGCTGCTCGTGCGCGTGTCGAACAGGCCAGGCAGGCCGTCCGTGACGCCGACCGCGCTCTGTCCGCGGCGCCCGATCCGACTGTGCCGGCGAGCGTACCCACGTACACCACACAGGCCCTCGACTACACGAAGCGCGGCATGGACGACGTGCTCGAACAGTACCGCAACCCCGTGACCAATCGGTTGGTGCTCGACGAAGGCGGGCGTGCCCAGAACCAGGTAAAGAACCAGCTGCTGAGCGAGGTCGACCGCCTCAACGAACCGTTCCGTCAGGCTCGGGCTGCATATCAGGGGCCGATGGAGGCGCGTGACGCTCTGTACCGAGGGCAGGACTTCTACGGCTCGTCGGTGGGTGCCAACCAGGTTGCGGCCAGCGTCGCCGATCAGACGCCGGAGCACCTCGCCCAGATGCAGCTCGGCTATCGCGATGCGATGATGGGTCAAGCTAACAACCTGCGCTACTCGACCAACCCTTGGCAGACGCTCAACTCTCCGGGTGCCGAAGCGAAACTGGCGGCGATGTATCCGGAGACGCCGGGGGTTGCCAACCTGCTGTCCCAGCGAGACGCTGAGATTCAGATGGCGGCGACGACCAATCGGGTGATCGGTGGTTCTCCGACCGCACCACGCATGATCGCCGATGAACAGTTCCTACCCGGCGCCGGTGCTGCGGCTGCTGTTGACGCGGCGACGGCCGCTACTGGCGGCGTGCCGCTCGCCAGCGTCGCCCGTATGCTCGCATCGTCCAAGGTGGGGGATGCGCTCCGGGTTGGTGTTGGGCGTAAGGCGGAGGCGAAGGCGGAGGCGCTCGCCCCCCTTCTCTTCAACCTCGACCCCGCCACCAACTTGTCCGTTGTTCAGGACCTGCTCGCCAAATCGGCTGCGTACCGTGAGTTCGTGGAGGCAACGACGCCAACCCGCTCGCTGTCGCGGCTCGGCTCGGGCTACGGTTCCAATAAGGGCGCGTCAGCGGTCAGGTAGCTCGTTCAAACTGTGGGACGCCGAAATTGGGATCGCTGTAGACGTGGACCCAAAACGCAACGCCCAGCAGGATGATCGCAGCGAGCAAGCACCACAACGCGCGCTCAACGCGAATAATCATCAGGTCGGGTACGTGGCGCCCGCGCCAGTCGCGACGGGCGACCTGTACGCGCTTCGGGTCCTTCTTCCACACCTCGTATCGCTTCAACCCCGGGCGGATGAAGCCCTGCGTGATGAGCGCGGCGATCGCCATAGTGCCGAAGGTGCCGAGCATAGACGTGTTGACGTACCACGCCCGCCCCCTTGTCGCCAACACCCGATTCCGCTATGCAGATGACCTAAGCGCGGGCTGAACTCCCTCATCGCGCATCTGTCGACCACAGATGCGGAGTTCGGGTAGCGATGCCAAGAGATGCGCAGGGAGGCTACAACCTACCCTTCGGGACGCTGGCAAAGGCCGGCGAAACGATCCTCGTCAGCCAGCACAATCCGGCGATGACCGACATCGCCCAGGCTCTTGCTGGCTCGCTGGCGAAGGACGGCCGCACCGTCATGACCGGCCCCCTTAAGATGGGCGGCAACCCGGTGACGGGCGCGGGGCCGGGTTTGGAGTTCGACCACCTCGTCACGCGCGGCCAGGTGCTTGACTTGATCGCTGGCGGCGACGGTGGAGGTGGCGGCACGGGCACGGGCGGAGATGCAAGCCTCGCCGACTTCCATTCGAGCGGCGACACACACGATATGCAAGCCGTCTGGCGGGCGTATCGCCTCGGGCACCGTCGTATCCGCGCTGCGATGGGAACGGGTCTTGGCGCGCGTCTGGGCGCGGCTCACGCGGGCAAGTTCATCGCGACTGGTCTACCCTTCACCGGATTGAAGCCGGGCGGCGATCCTTCCGACCCGACCGACTACAACACCTCGCGCGGCAACCTCTGCCTTCCGATGGACGGACTTCCTGGCGCCGGCGAGCCGATGCACGGGTTGGAGATCTACGGCGACGGCATGGGGCGCACGGTCTGGAAGCAGGTCGACAACTTCGCCTTCAACGTGAACGTCCAGAGCGCGAATGTCGCCAACAACATCAAAGGCGTGCGCTTCCACGACTTCACCATCGAGGGGCTCGGTGATCCGGTAGCGACCCAGACCGGGCACATCTATGCCATCTCGGGCGCAACGGGCATGACCTGGGAGCGGGTCGAGTTCCGCGACTTCAATGCCGACGCGGTGTGCTTCTGGCCCTCCCCCAACCCGGACGAGGAGACCCACAACGTCGCCCCGGTCTTCCGCAACTGCGTGTTCGACGGCGGCAACAGCGCCAACCGCAACTGCATCTCGATCGAGGATGGGGTCAACGGCATCGTGGAGGGCTGCACCTTCCGCAACGCCTGTACCGACAGCGACGCCGTGTCGGTCGCCGCGATCGACTGGGAGCCGCGCGACAAGACGTTCTACCGCGTTTCGGGCTGGCGCGTCGACAAGTGCGACTTCTACGACATCAACCGGGGTGCGCTGGCGTTCTACCTCAACGGCCCCGACTATTACACGATCCCGCCGCGCGGCTTCACCGTGACGAGCTGCAACTTCTATCGGTGCAAGCGGCTGTGGGACTTCTCGGGCTCGTTCACCGACCAGTTCCCCGGCGCGCTATCCCGCCACGGCATCGACATTTCGGGCTGCACGGCTACCGACTGCGGCGACGTCCGCTTCCTCGGCATGTGGGGCGTGCGCGTCCACGACAACGATTTCCTGCGCTGCGACATCGTCAAGTTCGGCGACGCCATCGCCAAGGGCAATCGAGGCGTCGAGGTCTACAACAACACCTTCACCCGGTCGAAGCAGAACATCGTCGTCCTGCACGACGACGACACGATCGGCTGCGCCTTCCGCGACAACAGGCTCTACGACTGCGGCTTGCAGTTCGCGACCGATCAGCCAGGCTACGTGCTGATCGCGCGGCGCGGATCGGTAGGCACGCGGTTTTCCGGCAACCGGATTGAGAACCCGAACGGTCGCTTGAAGGCGGGGTTCATCCTCACCGACTCGGCGACTTACGGCGCGTCAGCCGAGAAGGACAATAACTTCGCGATCGGAACGGCTTATACGCTGGCCGATACCTTCAATCCCCCAGCGACCAATGCTGGCAATCGCCTCCTCTACACCTTCCCTTCGTCGGCTGGGTTCGGCAACGGGGTGGCGCAGTATTTTGACATCCCGTTCACCGGTGCGACGCCCGACAAAGCGTACAGCGTCACTCATAATCAGCTTGAGTTTTCACCTGGCGGAGAGCCGCTGACGAGGTGGACGGCGTCGTGCTGTCGACAGCTTGGCGTGGTGCGAGTGGTCGTCACCAATAGCGGCGCCGGCGTCACCACGCCAGCGGGCGAGACCATGACTATTCGGGAGGCAGCATGACCGACATCAACCGCGGTTTCCTGTCGTGGACGCCGCCACTTGGGCCGGCGCGTCAGCAAGCCAACGAAGCCGCGGCCCGTCCGGCCGAGCCGTTGGCGGAGGCAATCACCGAACGGATCATCACCCAGGACGAGGTGAGCGGCATCCTGACGTCGGGCACGCGCACCTTCGCGATCGACGCTGACGGCACGTTGACGGAGACCGCGTGCGAGATGTTCGACCCGCCCGACGAGGCACGCCGACTGGCGGCCGTACAGGCGCGGATGGGAACCGAGATCGCTGCGGCGGTGACCGAGCGGCTTGCGGCCGGTCTCGAGATCGCTGGCGTCGGGTTGGTGGACGTCTCCCAAGCCGCACTGTTGGCGCTCGGCGCCAAGGCACAGATGGCGTCGATCGCCGTGCAACGCGAAACCGATTTCGAGGCGGTGGTCGCTGGTACGACGCTTGACGCCGAGCAGACGGTCGAGGCCTACTTCCAAG